GCCGAGGTGTTGAAGTTTGCCGGAAAGGTGAGGGACGGTTTCATCATGCCGGTACGCGACAGCTGGAGCAACGACGACCTTTACGGCATGCCCATCTGGTGGCCCGCCTACGTTTGTGGATGGGTGGAGATAGCCCATCTTATCCCCCATTTCCTCAAGAAAGCCTACAAGAACCAGATAACCTGGAAGTGGCATGTACAGATACCGTATTCCTACTGGGAGAAGAAATACCCGTCTAAGGACTATTCTGCCAAGGAACGTGAGGCGGCCATACAGAAGTACATGGATTCTGTGGAGCAGAACCTTTGCGGACCGGACAATGCGGAGAAGCCCATCTTCTCTCATTATGCCGTGAACGAGATGAACGGCAGGATTGAGGAGGAGTGGAAAATCAAGCCGCTGGAGAACAAATACCAGGGTAGTGACAATCTTCCGGTGTCGGCAGCCGCCAACTCGGAAATTCTGTTTGCATTGATGGTGAATCCGAATGTGCTCGGTGCAGGTATGCCCGGTGGCACCTATGCCGGCAACCAGGGCGGTTCCAATATCCGTGAGGCTTTCCTTGTGAACATTGCCAACGCGTGGATTGACCGGCAGAATATCCTGGACCCTATAGAACTCTATATCAAAATGAACGGCATGCCGGAATGCGAGCTGCGTTTCCGCAATACCGTATTAGTAACCCTCGATACCGGCAGCGGTACCAAAAAAACATTGAGCTAATGATATTCAGTGCAAAAAAATGGAACAACGGCAAGGAGCTGAAAGCGGTGATGAAGGTGAACACCGCCATCTCCTTTGACATGATGGAGGCACCGCTCCGGAATGCTTTCCGGCAATACCTCGTACCGTTATTGGGCGATGCGATGGTGGGAGAAGTGGTCGAGATATATGAATTCGGTCCAAATCCGGATGTATTGGAACAGAATACCGAAGGGGCAACCGAACGGGAGAAACTGGACAGCCGCCTGCTGGAGATCTGCAAACGCGCGAACGCGAACCTGGCGTTCTGGAATGACTTCGATGAGATCAGCATGCGTATCACCGATGCGGGATTCCAACGTCAGAAATCCGACAACGGCGAATCATTCCAGCAGGTGTACAAGTACCAGGAAGATAACCTGCGGGCATCGTTACGCAACAAGGGGTTCAATGCGCTCGACGAGCTGCTTGAGTTTCTGTATGCCCATATAGCCGAATATCCGGAGTTCGCGTCCTCCCAGGCCTATCAGGACCGTAAATCAGCCATTGTCCGCAGTACCGCGGATGTCAATGACGTCTGTTTCATTGGTGGCAGCCGGATTGTTTTCCTTCGCCTGCAGCCGCACCTGAAGTTTGCCGAGGAGATGCTCCTTCAGCCGGCCATCGGTGACAAGCTGTATGAGCATCTGATTGACGGACTGGTAAATCCCCCAGAAGACGAAGAAGCCCGGAAGAGCATGGAACGGTTACGCCTTGCCTGCTCCCGCTACATTGTGGCAATGGCGGTCAGACGGCTGCTGATGGAGACGGGTAGCGTCACGGACCGGGGGCTGTACTTCACCGCTGTACAGCCGGGTGAGAAGGGCAATGAGGAGAAGAGACCCGTCGATACGGAGCGCATAGCCGTACAGATCCAGAATCTGAAAACGGATGCGGACATGTACATGACCGTGCTGCTGCGTACGGTACGGAGCTGTTTTGAGAATTTCTATGAGGGTGATCCCAGGCAGATATACGACCGGGACAATGACCATAAACGCACATTCTGGACATGAGGGAGCTTCGCATTGCATACCGTAGATTCGGAATCCGCCATGAGATAATCCGCCGGGTACCTCAGAAATGGGAGGAGCTGACACCGGCACAGTTCCTGCTCGTGTCGCGGCTTTATCTTCAGGAAATAGACGAACCATCCTTCCTGAAGGAGTTCTATTCCCTGCCGTCCGGGGTCGGTTCCGACACCTATTACAGTTATAAGCTGAGCGAACTGGTGGAGTTCATCAGCGACTGCCGTGTCCGGATGGACCGCTTTATCCTTCCTGCCGTCTCCGGGCTGAAAGCGCCGGGTGACCGTCTGAAGGGGATGTGTTTCGAGCACTTCATGCACGTGGACACTGCTTTCAACCGATATGTCCGTGACGGCAAGGATGCCTCACTGGACACTTTCGTAGCAATGCTCTATTTGAAGGACAACGAATATATTGTCCTACCATCAGGTGGGAAAAACGGCTTATTTAGCAGGCAGAAACCGCTGATACTGCAAAAACGGATAATGAAGGTGACAAAGATTGACAGGCACGTCAAGTATGCCATATTCCTGAACTACGTTTTTGTCAAGAGGTGGCTTTCAAAGGCTTTTCCTTTCCTCTTTCCGTTGGATGATGAACCGGAGGAAAAGCGGAATAGTCCCGCCGCACCGTCAGTCAACTGGCTCGACATCTTCGACGCCTTTGTCGGTGACGATGTGGCGGTGATGGAGAAATACCAGGCGATGCCGGTGGCAACGGCATTCCGCCTGCTCAACAAAAGGATACGTGACGCCCAAAAACAGAAGAAATGACTTTTTCGGAATACATAGAGAATCTGGCTGAAAGGCATGTCGATATACGACACAAGGAGAATGATGAAGTACACTTCCTCTCATCAGAACGAGAGAAGCATACGGCACTGGACAGCGTGCTCCACTATCCGGCAGTGATTGTGGACCGTGGCTCAGGATTCGGTTACGGCGGTAATCCGGGTGCATACCGAAAAGACCGCGATTACCTGCTCTTCATTGTGGAGCATGTGTCCGACACCTCCGACTATGAGCAGATAGAGGCTGCCCTTGACAAGTGCGAGCGCATTCTTGATGAGCTGCTCAACCAAATTTTGGAAGACAAAAGGAAGAAAAGGCTGTGGCTCGCTTTTTCCTTGGAGGATGTGGAAGCGGATTATGTGGTAAACAATGATAACCAGCTTTATGGCGTGGTTGCGGCAATACATCTGTCCGAACTTTACAAGGTTTTGAATTGCCGCAATGCATTTTTATGATACAGTATGTCTGATACACTTACAACATTGAAGGAGCTGGCGGCACAAGTGCGTGGTGCCACCCGAAAAGGTGAGAATACGGCTGAACGTGTCGGGCGTCTCTTTGTGGGCATCCTTGCCCTCATGGAAGAATCCGAAATTTCATTCGAGCCTTCCGAGGGATACGATACGCTTGGGACATTGAAGGAACTGGCGGCACAGGTACGCAGTGCTACCGAGGACAGTGAGAATACCGCCGAACGTGTCGGACGTGTTTTTGCCGGCATCCTGGATCTGCTGGAGCAGTCCGGTATCGAGTTCGATACTGCCGAAGGAGATGATTCCATAGAGATTCTGCAGTCCCTTTCCGACCAGGTACGTGGTGCCACCCGAAAAGGTGAGAATACGTCCGAACGTGTGGGGCGTCTCTTTGCGGGTATCTTGAATCTTTGGGCAATGAGAGCGGAGGACTGGAACAAGGTCATACCGCCCGTCTATGTCCGCAGCGACAACGGACGGCAATATCTCGGCATCTACAACGCGACCAAATCGGTCATGGAGGACTATCCCGACGGTCTGACGCAGGATGTGACGATAACATGCACCCAGACCAACATAGACTACAAGGGCAACAGATACCAGGATGAGGACAGCATGTGGAGCGTGGAGATGAAAGGCTGGAACCAGGATACCGCACATATACTTACCATTGACGGGGCCGGCAAATGCACACTCGACGGCCGCGGTTTCGGTGGCATGCATATCGAGGATTGCAGTAACATCATCATCCGGGACATCACCTTCCTGAACTTCAATACCTACGAGGGTGTTTATGCACCGGAGGAGCCCGCCTGCATCTATGCCACAAACATCTCCAAACGCAAGCCTTGCCGCAACCTGTACTTTGAGAACCTGACCGTCAAAGGGCAGAGCACCAAGAGTCCGAACTCCAATTACCGCACCCGCTACGGCATTACGGTCAAAGGATACGAGAATGTGTGTCTCCATAATATCCGTATGTCGCAGGTCGTTGTCCAGCCGATTTCCATTACAGACGCGAATACCGTCTATATATCAAAGATAAGATTCTCCGAATCAGTGATGCAGGCCGAAGTGGTCGGGCACCCGTCAATCATGAGCCTTTCGGCAACGGATGTCTATATCATGGATTGTGACATAGACGGCAGCCATTACAATGAGGTAGCCATTTCCGTAGGCAAGGTCAAACAACTGTTCTTAGAGCGTAACCATATCTACAAGACCTGCGGACCGGTCATCGGAATAAGCAATGAACTCGGCGCGGACAAGATATTCATATCCGGCAATTACATGCATGATAACATGGAGCTTCCGAAATACCAATGGGACTGCACGTGGTTCACGTTCCCCGGCATGTCCAAGGAAATAATAATCGCGAACAATACCTTCGTGTTCAGCAGCGGCTATTTCCAGGAGTTTTTCGCGCGTTCGAGCACTTCCGCTATCGAAAGGCTGGTCAATGTGAACAATATATTTGTCCGGCACAATGAGCAGAATCATGGCATCTTCATCCTTTCGAGCGTCCATAGCCTCATAAGTGGCAGTAATATTTATAATAAGGAGACCGTATTGTACTCCATGGCCGACAATACTTCACCGGTGTATTTTGCCGGAAACAACCAGGGAAACCTTGCGTACATACAAGCACAGGGATATGAGGCTGGCACGGCACAGATTACCGACGGGAGCGCCATCCTGATGGATGACCGCCCGTGTCTGACAGCGGAACTGGCAGCCATTCACAAGAGCGTCGCGGAATATGTACGTGAATTCGATTACAAGTACCAGACGAATGACCGGGACAATACCAGCATCGGCTGTGACAACTACTACAGCGTCGAGTTTGACGAGACAGCCGACACCACCGATGGCTACGACGGTATAAACCGTTACAGCAATGAAGTCTTCAGCAGCGCTGCCCAATACAGTATGCCGTCAGACCAGACCCTGGTGTTGCTTGCACGGTCCAAGAACCGGGACAGGATGGTTGTGTTCAACATAACCAAATCGGACGATGTCGGTAACCGGATTGTATCTGTCGGCCGCCTGGCATCGTTCTCCATCCGTCCGAAGCTTGACGGGAACGGAGAATATACAGCAGACCAGTTATATGATGTAACCATTGAATAATGATGAATATATGAAATACCACGAGATTCTGAAAGCCCTGATCGGCATTCCCTCCTTGTCCGCAAGACTTGACAACCCTTTCCCTCTGGTCGGGGACAAAGTTACCATATCAAGTACAAGCGAATGGGTGAGGCAACACGAGTATCTGCTTGATGGTGGAGCCGGGTCTGAACGGTCTGTCCTGGATTGTGTACTGGGAAAATCCTCAGAGACTGTAGATATGTCTGCCGCAGGTGAGTTCATACAGAGCGTCAGTGTATCCAACGATAGCGGCAACGCTTCTGTCAGGAAAATCGCATATCCGATGCTTCCCGCCACCGAGCCCTATTTTATGGTTACCGCCACTGAGATAGTGCGTGTCGGGGAAAGGGGCTATCTTTCGATATATGCCGAAAACGGTTATGCCACTTCCCGCAACAATACCATCGTTGCGCGTATATACAAGGAGAATGAACCGGAACCAGTGAAAACCGTCGGCTTTGACACGAGCCGTCCAGGACCGACTGTCTGGGCGGCATCCCCCTATACCTTCGATGCTGTGTCCGACCGTGGAATATACGATGTGGAGGTGGACGTGACAGATGTCCTGACCGGTGTGACTTTTACCAAACGTATCAACAAGCTCATAACCGTTACCCCCGCGCTTGCCCCCCGTGATGAAGCGGTTGAGTATCTCGTCCCCGACGCCAAGATTGTGGGTGGAGCCGAGAGCTGGATTATAGACGGTAAGGATTATCCGGCAGGCTGTACGGTTATCCTAAAATATGACCCGCAGTTCGGTGAGAGATACCCCATGCGTCTGCGTCTTGACAATTTCAAGGGCACGCGGGAGAATCCGATCATTTTCACGATAGATACTGAGGAGCCGTTTGAATTCAACTGGTTCTATTGGTTCGGCATACTCTTCAATGACTGCGCCCATATCGTCTTTGACGGTAGGGGCTATCATAATCTAGATAAGGGGTTCAGAATGATTGCCATGCCGGAATTTGCGAATATCGCCATACAAGTCACCAACTATTCGAACGAGCTTGAATTCTTTGGTATCGAGATCGACAAGGCGGATTTTGCCGGATTCATGATCAAGACAGACCCCACGGCCGATAACCCCCAGGGGTGGTGGCCTGCCTATAGGCTGGAAAATCTCAGGCTCCATCATAACCATATTCATGACACGGTCGGAGAAGGGAGCTATCTGGGACACTACAGTCCTAATTATTATACCGGTACCAACAGCAACGGGGAGGAGGTCAGATACCGTGCGCACCACTTGTACAACACCCGCATATACCGTAATATCTATGAGAATCAGGGTTATGACAACTTCCAGCTCAATAATGCCGAAGATGCCGAGATATGCTATAATGAATTCATCAATGGCGGTAACCGTATGGAGAAGGACCAGACATCGGCTCTTGCCCTCGGTCTCAGTGGCAAAATATACAACAATGTCATACGCGGGCATTTCGGCCCTGCCATCCAGTGCCTGTGCATGGGTGATGTGGAGATTTTCAACAATATCATCGCTCCCGGCACGGAAGTCTCAAGCGCTTTCTATCTGGGGGGCTTCCAGGAACCCCCGCAGTCCGATTATGATACCGGGTTGACAATAGGGCATCTGATTAATATACATAACAACATCCTCTTCTCGTATGGCGTGCCATATCTGTTCAGTCAGGCGAACAAATGCAAGAATGTCCGTATTCTGGACAACTTCTGTGTACATAAGGGAGCCTGGGGAGGTCAGGCGGCGGATATAATGTCCGGTTGGAAAGTAGAGGGGAACATGGAACTGGAATACCCGCGTTACCCTTTCGATTTCCAGGCTATTGACGAGCGGTACAAGATTGCCGATTCCATCAATCTGGACTATCGCATTGCCGCCTCCTCGCCTCTGGTTGAAGGAGGATGCGGCGACAGTTTCCGTTTTGATTTCAACGGCTATAAAAATTGGTACGACAAGGTGTTCCCTATAGGCCCTTTCCTTGGGAAATATAGGAGTCCGGACATCGTGGATGCCCTTTTCGGACTGTCATCCATTGTGATAGACGGAGGTGCCGCCAGTACCTTGAGCAATAAGGTCAGCGTGCGGATGAATTGCAAGGGTGAGGTGACACATTACCGTATAAGTGAGAAAAGGGACTTTTCCGACACGGTGTGGTCGGAGTGGAGCGGTGATACCGTAGAATTCACATTCCTTTCCACAGGACCGAAGACATTGTACTGCCAGATAAAGTCGTCTACGGAAGAGAGCGCTGTTAAATCCGCATCCATCATCTATCAGGAAAGCCCGTTGGTACTGTCCTCTGTCGTGATAGAGGACGGTGTTCCTGAAAAGAACGGAAAGACTGTGAGTGTTGAAATATCATACAGCGGTTCTGTCATGCCCCGATACTACCGTGCAGGTGAAACGGAGGATTTGACCTCTGCCGGTTGGACTGCGTTTACGGAACGTTTCTCCTATACGTTTGATACAACGGGCGCGAAGACCTTGTATGTACAACTGATGGACGGATTCGGGCAGATGACTGAAACCCGGTCCGCAAGCATCACCATCAATCCGCCGCGTAAGGCAGTGGTCAGTATAGGATGGGCCTATGATGATGTTGCCCCCGGATGTGTGTTTGACAGTGGGCTTGGCATCAATAGGATGAATTACTCGGCGACAGCCCGGACCTTTGTATGGGATTCCGGGGAAGATGCCGGAACTGTCGTCAAAGGGGACTCCGTCAATTTCAATGAGGATATCAGGGTCGGTGGTGCAACTACAGGTGACGATAGTGGCATGTATCCGGACAGTGTGTTGGAGAAATATGTCAGGTATAACGGTTTCCCGCAGAATACATACGGACACAGGACAGCCTCGATACATCTCTCTCCAGGGACATACCGTCTGCGGCTGTTCTGTTCCCTGAACTCCACTTATAAGAACTCCACGGAATTCATGAAGGTACAGACCGTCGTGGACGGTGTTGCCAATGTGTTTGAACTGCCGGACGGTTATGATGTCATAGGCAATCTCACCCGATGGCTTGAACAGGAAATCACCGTACCGGAATCGGGAATGTTCGAATTGCAATGGGGGATGGAGAATGCGACAAAAGGATGGATGGAGGTTCCGCTGAATATTATAGAAATAGAAGAAACGTAAGATAATGAAATATATAAAAGTAGTATGGCTAAAGCAGAAATCTTATTCAAGGTCATCCGCAAATGGGAAGGCGGATGGAGTGACCACAAAAATGACAAAGGTGGCAAAACCAATATGGGGATAACCTTGTCTACGTGGAAATCATGTGGTTATGACAAGGATGGTGACGGAGACATTGATGCGGATGATTTACGCATGATTACTCCGGATGACGTTTTTCATGTTTTCAAGAAGTATTATTGGGACCGTTACCAAGCGGACTTCATACACAACCAGTCCATTGCGAACATCTGTGTGGATTGGGTGTGGGCCTCCGGACGTCCCGGTATCACAAGGGTACAACAACTACTGCAAATCAATGTAGACGGCATCGTAGGTCCTCAGACGGTTGCAAGTATCAATCTGGCCAACCAACGGCAGCTGTTCGAAGCTATCAAGACAGACAGAATCCGGTTTATTGAAGAAATCTGTAAAAGGGACCCGTCGCAGCTTGTATTCCGGAAAGGATGGCTGAACCGGGTCAATGATTTCAAGTTCTCTGTCCGCTGAATTCTTGTCCTTTTTTCCACTCTTTTCAGCCTTTAGTTTTGTGTCCGGAACTAAAGGCTTTTTTATGGCAATAACTGAAGAAAAGAGTTTAATGACCTCCGAGAAATTCAATCGAGGAGTTGAGAACTGGACGTGGAAAGTTAGGAATACCTCCGTTTATATTCTACAACGGACACACGCAACCGGCAGATTGCGTAGGGAACTGCAATCCCGTTGGCTGAAAGACCGTGAAGGTGGACCGGCTTATGTCGGTCTGGGTTTCCGCTTTGCCCGGTATGGTGCGTACCGGGAGTATGGCGCCGGGCGTGGATATATCGTCAAGAACGGAATTATAATGAAGGGACATTCGGCATGGAGCGATAAGAAGAAACGTCAGGAACTGCGTTCTTTACGTGTTTCTGAATATCGTATCCGGCGCATGCGTACCGTTGATGAACACTATGCCGTTATCCGGCGAAGTCCCCTACCCTGGTTAGACCCTCCCATTGTGGATAACATCGAATCACTGGCTGATTTATCCGGAGAGTATTACGGTGACCAGGCACTCAAGAATGTGCTTCAGAAGTTTGATAAAATAACAATTGAAAAACGTTATGGCAAAAAGTGACAAGACTGTCAAAAGAGGTGTCTACTTGTACATCGATGGCAAGGAAATTAAGAATGACATCAATTCCATTGATTTGGAGATGAAACGCCTACAGCGTGACATTAAGGAAATGACACGCGGCTCTGAGGAATACAACCGCACCATGGCGAAGATACAGCATCTTCAGGGGATTTTAAAACAGCATCGCCAGGAGATAAAAGGCATCACCACCGAAACCAAGAAAGCGACTGTCAGTATTGGCAGTATGGTGGACTGGTTCAACCGTTTCGGTGGAGTTATCTTGTCCGTAATAGGTTTCCTTACCGGTTTTACCCTTGCCTTGCGCGCCATCAGAGACGAACGCAACAAGTTGGAGGAGTCCCAGGCCGGGCTGAAAGCCTTGACCGGACTTGATGATGACAGCATTGCCTGGTTGACCGGGCAGGCCAAGACGCTTTCCACCACCATGACAAAAGAGGGCTTGCGTGTCCGCCAGTCGGCAGCCGAAATCCTGGATGCGTTCATGCTGGTCGGTTCGGCCAAACCGGAACTGCTGGGAGACAAGGAGGCGCTCAAGGCTGTTACGGAGGAAGCCATGCGATTGCAGGCGGCAGCCAAAGACATCACCCTGAACGAAGCGGTTGATTCACTTACTTTATCACTCAACCAATATGGGGCAGCGGCAGACCAGGCTGGACGGTTTACCAATGTATTGGCTGCCGGCTCCCAGGCAGGTTCCGCCAATATCGCAAGCCAGGCAAAGGCTATCCGGAATGCAGGTACCGCAGCGGCTTCGGCCAATGTTCCCATTGAACAGACGGTCGCATTGATTGAAACGCTTGCCTATCGGGGTATAAAGGATGAAGTGGCCGGAACGGGATTGAAGAAATTCTTTCTGGTTCTTCAGACTGGGGCAGACAAGACCAACCCTAAAATCGTCGGGTTGGATAAGGCACTGGAGAATCTGAAGAACAAGAATATGGACGCAGGCGCCATCAAAAAAATGTTCGGGGAGGAAGGCTACAATACCGCATCCGTAATCCTTCAGAACACGAAGATGGTGAAAGACTTCACCGCTGCCGTCACCGGTACCAATGTGGCGTATGAGCAGGCGGCCATAAACAGTGATACTGCACAGGCCAAACTGGAGCAGGCACGTAATAAGATGAAGCTGGCAGCCATTGACCTTGGCGAGAAGTTGAATCCGGCTCTGACGGTGAGTACGAATATGCTGACCAATGTGCTCAAGTATTTGCCGGGATTGATTGACTGGTGCAAAAAATGGGGTGGTACTGTATTGTGGCTTAGTACGATATTGCTTGTATATGCTACCCGGCTGAAGATAATTACAGCATGGTATTCTATTTGGAATTCACTTACCAAAATTGCGACAGTTCTCAATTTGGCTTATGCCGCATCAATGAATACATTGTCTGGTTATACAGTGACATCATTTGGAAACTTGCGTAAATTATCAATGCTCATGCAAGGACATTCTGTTTTACTTAAATCACTACGTACCGTCACTTATTTATATGCCGCTGCCGTGCAGGTTTTACACGGGCGCGTTGATTTGGCTGCCAAATCGCTGAAAGCAGCTTGGACTATTATGTCCAGCAATCCGATTGGCTTACTGGTTACATTAGTTCTTGCAGCAGCTACCGCATCCTACAAACTGACACAACGCACCAAAGCTTATTACGACCTAAATAAAGTCAATGAGAAAATTACAGAAAAATCAAATGATGAATATGCGCGTCAATCATCACTGATTGAACAGTTGACCACCAAAATACACAATAATAATCTTTCCAATTTTGAACGTAAAAAGGCAATTGTACAATTGCAGGCTATTATTCCGGATTATAATGCAGAGATTGATAAAGAGGGCAAAATCATCAATGAAAACACAGAGGCACTTGACCGATATAATGCTGTATTAGCAACCAATATCGAATTAAAAGAGGTTGCCGACGAACTGGATAAGCACCGGATCAACCTGATGCGCCTTCAAAAATCCCCGGCATTGAGTGACAATTCACCGATGGGGTCGATGGCTCGCGAGGATGTTCGCAACAAGATTTCCCAAGAAGAAGAGATTGTTGAATCTTTAACTGCACGTTATAAGAAACTGGTACAAGAAAAATGGAAAGCATTGAATCCGAACACTCCTAAAAACAATCCCACCGGAGGCAATGACGGTGGAAAATGTCCGATATGTGGAAACAAACCTTGTACCTGCGATAAAAACAACACTTCCAAAGACAAGTTCGCCCAAGCTGAAGCCGACTACTACCGACGTATCGCTGACATCAAACGGAAGTACCTCGCTGACGATAAGATGACCCAGGAAGAATACAACAAGCAGATGCGGGATGCAGAAATACAACTGCTCAACGATAAGCTGAAGGTCAAGGGGCTTGAGCCTTCAGAGATTCAACGTATCAATGACCAAATACTTGATGCGGAAATAAAGGCGCGTGATGAATTGCGCAGGCTTGATGAACAGTCTGCCAAGGATGAAGAGAAACGCCGTAAGGAGCAGGCAGAAGAGACGTTTTCCCGTTTGGACAAAGAGTACCAAATGCAGGTGGAAGCTGCCGCCATGTATCATTATGAAAACAGGACTTCCGAGGAGGAGTATTTCAATGAGCTGCACAGACTGCAAGATGTATATTACCATAAGGTTCTCAATGACGCGGCAATCAGTGAGGAGAAGAAAAACCAGGTACGTGAACAGATGCGTAAACGTAATCTGAAGGATGCCCAAAAAGATGCTGAAGAAGAAAAACGGATTGAACGTGAGAAGTTTGACATACTGTCTGACCTGGCGAAAGGCTTCGGAGAGACCATGGCGCAATTCTTCACGGACTCCGAGGTGTCTCTCAAGGACTTCCTGAAGAATATTCTTACTATGTCGCTTGATGCGTTGGAACGTATGATGATTATGGCCGTTACCGAACGCACCATCAAGAATATAGGTTCACTCGGCTTCGTAGGTGTAGCTAAAGCTGCCGGAGAGATTGCTCTGATAACTGCCGCATTTGAGACAGCCAAAGGGCTTATCTCCAATTTCTACACCGGCGGCTTTACTCCGTCCGGTGACTGGAATCAGCCGCAAGGTATTGTACATTCCAATGAATTTGTCGCCAACCGTTTTGCTGTGGCCAACCCGAATCTGCGACCGATATTCGACGCCATTGACGTGGCACAGCGTAGCGGTAATGTTGGTAATCTGACAGCTGAAGACATAGCGGCTGTAGCAGGTTCCGGAAAGAGTACACGTACCGTACCAGCCAAGGCACCTGCTGCCAGCGCCACAACGACGACCAATGACCCGGCTATGGTGGCGATGCTGATAGAATGTACCCGCGTATTGCGGAAGCTTAAAAACAGGCTGGATGCCCCTTTGGTAGCGGAAACTTATGTTACCGGCAAACGGGGTATCAACCAGGCACAAAAAGAAAATCAGAAGTTGAACAACAATAAATCACGCAACAAGCAATGACAGAATTATACATTGACGGGCAATTGGCCGCCCTTCCTGAAGGGTTCAACATTACGTTCACCTCCGAGAATCCGTATTTCACCCGCAGTTCCAATTACTCCTTGGACATAGAACTCCCCATGCCTGCCAATCATGCCATATTCAAGCACGTGAACAGACTGGATGTGACGAAAAAAAAGACTATCCTTCCGGCCACACTCATCGTTGACGCCAGATGCCTGCTTTACGGCAGTGCGGTTTTACTCTCAGTAGAAGATGCACTGGTTAAGGTACAGCTCGTATCGGGTAATGCGGAATTTAATCTGCTGATGAATGATGATCTGTATATTGACGAACTTGATTTAGGTACAATCAGTTGGCCGAACAACAATCAGAACCGTTTCCAGCCACCTGCCAATATGGTGAACTACTACGGTTCGGTGGACGACATTGAAGCTGTATGGTTGCCAGTGTTCTATCAGGAAGCCAAATGGGAGAATCTTCAGAACGATGCAATCTATGAGTTCGGCACGAACAATTTTACCCTTTGCCCCTATTATGGCCGTCGATGTGTACAGCCATACCTTTTGACAGTCATCAAGAGAATAGTGGGGCATTTTGGCTATACGTTCGATACCTCCTTCTTTGATAACAATTTCTTGCGGAACGTTTATGTATGCAGCGCGGTAAGCAGCAACCGGGTGGCCGCTGCATTGCCGCACTGGACTGTTTCCGAATTCTTTGATGAACTGGAGAAATTCCTTTGTGCGGTTACAGTGGTCAACGAACGCACCAAAGTGGTGAGTCTCGTAGGGCTTAACGATTATTTTACAGAATCCGGAAAGGAGATAATTCCTGCATCTTCCCTGCTACGGGAGTTCACTGTGGATATTGAAGATGAAAAGAATGAGAAAGACTTGGGCACTGGCAATGTGGGCTACAATCTGCCTTCCCATACGGATGACGGCTATCTGCGAATTGAAAGGGACATCATAGAGGCTGCATACAAACAAGAATATGATTCTTACGATGCAATGCTGACCGCATACAACGGAATGGGTGACAGTGACAAGAAAAGTACAATCTTTATTGTTGGCAAACGGTATTATATCAACTACAATGAAAATGATAAGAATACGCTGCGTGAAGTCAATTTGTATGCGGATTTAATCCGTGACCCGGAATCGTCCGATGTAGAGACCTCACTCGGAATCGTCCCGGCTAAAATTATTCAGTTCAATGTCGGCGTGTATGGCTCTGTAGCTGATTACGATTTGTCCCGTCCGTACACCTCCATGGTATTGAACATACCCGCGGTGGGCTACCAGGCTACTGTTGCCAAGCAGGAGCGCTTCAATGTCCAGGAGGCCATAAACGGTGACGTGGAACTGAAGGAGAAGCAGGAAAAAAACGGGCGCATGGAAGTGGCTGTCAATACCGGTAAGTTCAACCGGCAGAACGTAACTTACAGCGGTCAGACACATGCCTATGATTACGCCTATCCTTTTACGGACTACCAGCAGAAGACCGGAGCGCAACTCACGGACTTTCTTCCGTATTCTCTGAGTTTGAACGATGTTTGTCCGGACAGTGTCGGACATCGGTTGTCGACACTCAGTCTGTTTCACTCCAATATCCCTTACACAATCCAGTTCCAAGCCAATAAGCTGCCAGATGTGAATAAGGTGTTTCTTATAGGCAACAAGCAGTATTTGTGCGAGAAGATTGAGACGGAAATAGATGTTGATGGATTAAGCAAGGTACTGAAGGGAACTTTCTACCGGATAGAATAAATGGTATTTATAATAAAACAAAAAGATGAAGTCGTTGTTCTCTATGATTATAGTATAAAGACAAATAGGTGCTATTTATAGGGATAATTTAGTGAGTACTAAATAAAATTGATTATAAAGTTTAATATAAAATTTAGTGCAATAATTATATTATCGTTATATTTGCAACGGATTTTTGTTTCAAATCTATTAAAACTATTAGATAAATAAAGAAATAATTATGGCAAAGATGTGGCCGAAGTTAAGTAAACCACCAGTAGAAGTAGCTTTATTTCAATTGAAATTTGAAATGGGAAATACAGCACTGAGTGATTTTCTTAAATGTGATTCTCAATTAAGTAAGTATTTTCCTAAAAGGAATGATACTATTGAAGCTAGTATAAATTTGCCTTCGTCATCAATTCCATTAGGTGTTTCTAAAATATCAGGAACTTCCAATGCTAAAATGGTTAACTATGTATACTATAGTGAAGATCAAAAATGTAAATTAACTATAGGAGAAGGTAGTTTAACCTATACTGATGAACGTGATTATATTGGATGGGATGAATTTGAGCGTGTTGTTTGTCAATATCTTATGGTGTTTGCTCCAATATTGGAAAAGCATATTATAACAAGAATTTCTATTCGATTTATTAATCAATTTGTTTTAGACGAATTTGAGGACCCGACAGTTTATTTTAAAACTATTATATCATCAGCAGAGAATGGAGTTCCATACCCTTTAATTAAATATGGATTTAGACTAATGTTGGATATTAAAGAGGGTGTCTATTCTATTGTTAATCAGAATTTAGATAAGACTCCTGAAAAATATCTTTATATATTCGATATTGATGTTTTGAATAAAAGTAATCTCATATTTGATATTAGTTCTATACAATCGGTTCTACAGGAACTTAGAGAGGTAAAGAATGATATATTTTTTAGTAATGTCACAGATAAAATAATCGAATTATGCAATTAGTAAGCTTTAAAAATGGGTTTAAACCTTTGACTATTGCTGCTGGTCTATTGGTTAGCAGTCCGACACTTATGTATGCTGATTTAGATCAATATAGTGACATAACTGCTGTCATATCTAAGCCTAAAGCATCAAAGTATATTCAAGAAGTAGATAATCAAGAAAATAATATTTTTATTGCAAAGAGGAAGTTTTATGATTATTATAATTCATGGATGGATAATACTTTCTTCCTTTCTTCAGTGAAAGATATTATTGAACAGAATGATTTTAAGGCTATTGTGAATATGGGAACAAAAGCTGTTCCGTTTATTTTGGAAGAGTTGGAGCGTGAGCCTTCTAACTTGGTTTGGGCACTCAATATGATTTATAAGAAGAAAATAACCGATAAACCCAACGTTACTATTAGTGATGCATGTAAATTATGGATAAAAGCACTGAAGAGTTAATTAAGAAAAGGATTATTGGTATTTTCCCAAAATTGGCAACTGATAAGAATTTTAAATTGACTAGTCCTATTAATCCAAATTACAATTGTCTTGCATGGGCTTGTCACTATAATGATCGGTGGATGCAACCGCCAAGTATAACTCCTCCTCCCTTGGATAGTGTTGTTTATTGGCCTGAGGATGCCAAACAAGGTATGGAAATTGAATGTCTAATAGACGCATTTAGAACTAAAGGGTATGAATTGTGTGATAGTTGGGAGTATGAGGATAAATATCAAAAGGTTGCGTTATATGTGAAAAAAGATAGTAAAACATGGACACATGCAGCTCGTGAGTTGAGGAATGGCTTTTGGACAAGCAAATTGGGACAAGGATATGATATTCAACATGGAACTCCATTTACAATAGAAGGCGATAGTTATGGTGAGGTATATTGTATAATGAAGCGTATATTTCAGTGAGGATGTGTCTTTCGAAACACATCCTTTTTCCTTTTTATCGAGATTATTTATCTTGAATTTAGAACTCAAAGCAAACCTAATAATCTAATTCTTTGGTGTAACTTATAGTAGAAGGCTCTAGATGATTCAGATTGAACACGGTATAAAGAATTAGCTTAGGCATTATAAATAAATGAATATGAAACGAGTTTTATTTTTAATCTGTGTTCTGTCCTTAGTGGCAAACACTGTTTTAGCACAAGAACGTCCGGAAATGAGACGTGAAAATCGTAGAAACACAGAAACAACCGAGAGGCAAATACCTCCAGGACATCCGGAGAGAGTCGATGGGCAGAATCCAAATGCCGAAAAACAGCCAATGACTTTTATGCAGTCGTTAAAATTGAGAACAGATGTGGGGAATCCACAATTTGAGGCTGGGCACATGATGATTAAATCTTCCCGATTCAAAACAGCGTCCTTAGCATGTGCGGCCGTCAGTGGAGGAATCTGGTTCTTTAATAACAGCGAAGACTATGAAGTGGCTGTTGCTGGAACCAGTGTCATTTTTGGAGCGGCTGCTGTCATTCTGTATGCTTCAAGTTTGCGTTATGAATGGTTGGCAGGTAAATACTTGAAAATGTCAGCATCACCAGGTGGGTTGTCTGCCAGTATAACTTTTTAATGTGACATTAAAAGCGGAGAAACAAAAAATCTCCGCTTTTCTTTTGCCATTCCAAAATAAACCCGCATATTTGTGACGCGAAATAATCAAACATGTTAGTCATGTACGCAGAGCGCGGTTAATGCTCATGACATAATGGGCTTTTTTTATGCCCATACATAGACCATTTTACTGACGTCAGTAAAATGATACATACGAAATTGGCGGCTGCCTTTCCCATCAATTTGTTTTGCTCTACGGAGTGACAACTGTTTGATTGTTTCGCGACACGGGAAATGGCAGCCGTTTTTCTGCCTATAGCGAAACAATCAAACAGTATGAAAAAACAAAATCAAAGCGCCCACGGACGCTATGTATCCGCAGAGAAGGTTCAAGAACTGTTTGCCCAGTTGGGTATTGAATTGTGCGCCGGACGTAAACGTATCCGTGCAGCACGTAGTGACAAATCCATTTCCATCTATGTCAATGGTGGGACAGTCAACATCACCTTTAATGAGAAAGGAGGCAAAGCATGATGTTCTTTGTTTACCATCTGCAGACCTATTCCCCCAAGAACCGGGCATGGAAAAAGGTTATTGATTATGTAGAGAAGTATAAAGATGTTCTTATCAAGGATGAACTTTCCCTGGATGCACTCAAGCATGAAATAGGCGATGTGGTTAACCGCATCAATGCCGAACACCCCAAGATGAAACGCATGAAATGTACCGCTACCCCTTTGGGACGTGACTGTACTATACGCATCGAGGCTCATGTCATAAGTGGTGGATGCCCCGACACGGTATTCTTTCTCGATATTTGCAAGGTACGTTCCGTTTATCAGTTCAGTGAGAAGGCGAATATGCTGGAGCAGGAAGGAGGTGAGGCATGAATGATGAATTCTTTATCACCAAGACTGTGGATACAGGTAGTGGAGGAACCAAATCGGTGAGATATCAATTGTATGCACGCAACTGTGATGGTGAGATTAATGATATAGGCTATGAGGAACTGGTGCGATTTAACAAGTTCCTTACTAATTATTTAAAAAAGGAGGAGGGCAGTGATTATGAACAATCATAGGAAAATAGGTTTTCGGGCATACAATGATAATGCTCAGAATTCAGAGGAAGATGAACAGAAGAAAAAACAAGCCGAACGGCAAAAAGCCATAGCCGATTTTATCGGCCATAACTATTCGCCTATCGGTGCCACTTCGCAGAAGTGCTATAAAACCACAGTCGAACTGGTGTACGAGTTGTCGAATATCGTCGATGTCGCTCCGATGGAGCTGGCCAAGCAGCTGACTGATGCCAGATACCATGTGGAGTACCTGGCAGGACAGCCGTATTGGGTGCTGTATGAGAAGCCATAAACACATTAACCGGACATTTTTTTTATTTTTGAAGTCCTTGCTCGTGAGAGTAGGGGCTTTTTTTAAAATATACCATCGTAATTCTTTATCAGGCTATTCGCTTCCTGAATATCGTGCGGTGTATATATGTCCGTCATGAGGATGCTGCTATGTCGTGCCTGGTCACGTACGCTCAATACGTCATAATGCCGGAGCATGTTGGTTATTCCGGTATCCTTCAATGAATAGAACTTGTACTTTGCCGACAGCTTCAGGTCTTTCCGTACATGCCGTGCCCACCAGTCACGGAACATCTTCTCGGTCCGTTCCCTTTTTCCCGGCTTCAGTCCGTCCGAGAACAGGTAGTAGTCTCCCGGGTAGTCGAATATTTTCAGGTCGAGCATGAGATGGATGACCTTTGTCGGCAGCGTGATGGTGCCGTCCTTCCGGTTCTTGGATATGGTGTCCTCGACAAAGATGGTCTGTCTGGCCAGACTGATGTTTTTCAGTTTGAGGCGTGTCATTTCTGCCGGGCGTATGAAGCAGTAATACAGGATATAGCTCGCCAGCAGCATGTACGGGTTCTTCTCGAGCAGATAGCCATGTATCTTCTGCAGCTTGTCCTCCTCGATGACACACCTTATCTTCTTCTTTCCGCGCCGTCCAAGGCTGCTGATGCCTTCGGTCGGGTTCTTGGTGATGTAGTTGTGGCTCAGACAGAAGGTGGAGAAGGATTTCAGGAATCCCAGGTAATTGTCACGGGTAAAGGCGGTATTGTCCCTTGTGATGTAGACCTCGTCCAGAAGCAGGACACAGAAATCCTTGTCGAACTGGTAGATATAGGTGATGGGCACTTTCTTCTCCTCGTTGAACGTTTCCATATTCCGGAGGTAGGAGGAATACGACTTGATTGTTTCCTGACGGTAGCGTCCGTCGCGCAGCATCTTTGCAAGGAATGTGCGGTACCGGTCTATGACTTCGCTGAAGAGCATGTATGCGGAGCCGGACTCCTGCTCTATCCAAGGGTTCCAGCCGACAGCCAGCTTTTCCGATATGCGGTTCATGAAGTCCTTGGCATACTTCCGCCTTTCCTTGATTGAATCAATGTAGTTGAGCTTGAATTTCTTGCGCTTCATGGCTCCGGTGGCCGGACAGAAGGCATAGAAGTCAATGTACCAGTCTTTGCCGGTGTGCAGCACCGGAGGTGTGTAACTTTTAACTTGCTGACAATTAGACAT